GGGGGTCAGCGACATTGATTTGCACCTCTTCCCCATTGACCTTGACAGTCATAGTGCTGGGGTCATCCCTGTTAACACCGCTCAGTGTTCTGACAAAGCCGTTTTTGTCTAGGATTTTTTTGGCTTTTCTCCTCGCGCCTACGCTAGCAACGCCCTGCACAATGTTTCTATATTCTTCTGTCCGCTCGATAGACAGTGAGCCTTCTTCAGTGTCTAATCGAGATAGAAGCTCTTGCTTCTGCGCCTCGGTAATTCTGTCGCTGTTTTGTATATCTTGTACTAGCTCTTCCCTAGACCGCTCAACCTCGACAACTCCACTGTCTTGCACAACTGTTCTTTTGTTGGTTATCACTTCTGTATCGTCTATCAGTTTCAAGAAACTTTGACCAACCAAGTTTCTTTGGCCTCTGTCTATGGCTCTTTGATGCTGGTTAAACAGGGACGCCACAAGATTATCTGGGTAACTGCCACGACCTAATGCGGTTATATATTCTTGCCCTCTCGCGCCGTATTTGTTTGCGGTCTTCCTTCTTATCTCATTAAGCTCTGCCTCGGTTTTGTCTGGGTCCACCTCTAAGAAACCCTTGAGCGGCACATAGTTTTGATATTGAGGATATGGCACTCTTGTTTGCGTGCCTTCAAATGTAAGCTCTTGCTGTCTATCTGGCTCAAGTCCAGTTGCAATGTTCATCTTTCTTGTGGCTTCTACAATGTCCTGAACATCAGATGATATTTGCTCTAGCTGAACACGGGCGTTAGGGTCAGCGTTGATAATTTCAAGTATCGCGTCGGCTTCAGCATCTGTCATGCCTGAACCGCTGTCATTGCGTGGGTCAATCTGACGTATGTATGCGTTTCTTTCTTTCGCGTGCATGGCAAACAAATAGGTTTCAGCCAGAGCAAGCTGTTTATTTTTGCCTATCGCCACCATGCTTCCAAAGAAGCCCTTGCCCTCTGCTCCTTGCACTTTCTCAAGAGCGGCAAGCAGGTTTGGATTGGTTGGTAGTTTTTTAATTCTGTTGAGAACAGGGGTGAACAGTATCTCCTCCGCCCTGCCAAGCATGTACCCCGTCTTGTTGTGGTACTGCTCTTCCATCAGATAGGTGTCGAAGGCGTCAGGAACCTCAAAGCCTGCCCTGCGTATCTCGTCTACAAACTGTCCGACAGGCAGGAAGGCGTCTTGGAACTTGGTGATAAAGTTATCTGTAACTTCTTTAGCATCAACATCACCAAAAAGCCCCGTAGAGGCGAGCGCTTTTACTGGCACGCCAAGAACCTTTGCCATGAAGTCGGATGTTTTGCCGTACAGATACACACCTTTGGCGTTGTCTACTTGCGTGCCTGCCTCTGGGTTCACGGCGACAGTAGGGTGTGTCGGTACTAAGCTATATTTATCTCCCGGCTTATATTTGTTGGTTGTTTCTTTCTTTTTTTCCGCTATGTCCATGGTGCGATTAAGACCGATGGCCTCTTCAAGGTGACCGTCTACTTCTGTGCGAAGTATAGGATAGCTTGTAACAACAAAGTTTATTTTGCCTGCGATAGTCTCTGGATTGAGATACCCCATCTCTTTCATTTCATTCATAAAAGCGCGACGGATAACAGTCTTCATTACCATCTGCTCGTCTTTGTTACCCTTTTTAACCTCTTTGTCTGTCTTTAATCCATTGTTATTGCCGAACCAGAGCAATACTGTTGTGAATGATTCGATGGGATATACCTTGCTTTGACCAAATTCTTTTTGAGTGTACGCCAAGACCCCATTCATTTTGTCTAGCTTCTTTTTGTCTAACTCTCGGACACCAGTCTCAGCGTCTTGACGTACGGGTATTCTATTTGGCACAAAGCCTTGCTGTTCAAGTCTATTAAACATGGCGTTCAACGCTTCTAAAGCATTGTTATAATCAGTTTCTTTCTCGTAACGCTCGTCCTTCTTGCCAGCTTTTATATGTGCAAGACCGTGGTTTGTCCCGCTTTCGTTGCCTTTCCCTCTGCCTCTATTATTATCAACGTGCCTTCCGTTTGTGAGAACAATGATTTTGGAACCGTCTCTTTCCATTATTTTGCCAAATTGTTTGTTGCCTTTGTCGTTTGGTATCAACTCAAACTCAGACTTCAGCAGGCTATACTTCATGTTCCCGTCTTCTGGCGGGTCACGAACAGGCAATGAATCAATAAGCTCTTCTTCGGTTTCTATAACCTTTGATTCAGCATCTACTGATTTTGGTTGCGTTCTGTAGATGTCATTGAGTCGCTCGTTGATTGTCCATCCGTGCTTGTCGGCGTAGGCTTGCTCGACTTCTCTTGCACGGTTCTGGAGTTCTGCGATGAGAACACTGGCCCGCTCGAATAAATCGGGTCGTCCTTGCTCAATTCCTTGAAGATAATTTTCCCCATTCAAGTTCTCCTTCCAGTTGTTAAATAGGTATCCTGTTTCTGAATAAAAATTTGCAAGCTCGACATCGCCTAGTCCTAGCCTGTCGATAGCCCTGTTGACAGCATTTGCTACGCCGTTTTGAAACGCAATGTTTTCTTTTCTTTTTAATTTTAAATCTAAAACTATACTGTTGTCGTTTTCATCAACAGCTTCTTTGCTGTATTTGTAAGGCCAATGAATAATTCTTAGACCTTCTCTTGAAGCAACACCCCCAAACTCTCCATGCCCAAACTCTGCCTGCATTTCCTCTGCAAACACTATCTGCTCATCAGGTGTAAGCGTCCTGCCTATATCAATCAATACGCTGTTTCTGTCGCCCTTGGTTATAGATGTTTGGAAGAATGGTCTGTGCCAGCCAACGCCATCCTGCTTGAGAACAATACCCATGACGGCGGCATATGCGTTTAGGTTGTCTATCGACCTTTGGTCAAGGGCAAAGTCCTTGTTGTTTTCCTTTGCTCTGCTGGGAGCGGCAACCTCAGTTTGTGTGCCGGGCGATGTTCTGCCTTCAAAGAACCCCGGAGCTACAAAATTATCCGGCGTGACTATGCCGAACATTTCTGCGATTGAATCAAAGCCCTCATTATCAAGGAACACCTTGCTCATATCGACATGGAACTGCGCTAACACAGCGGGGTCTGCATCAAACGCCTCGTTCAGATGCCCGCTATCAAAGCTAGGTATGCTTTCCCAGCTTATCTGAGCTAGGTTTTTCTTCATCGCATCGGCGTAATCTTGGGCAGGATAGTTATCGCCAACTTTTTCTGTGCCTTCTTGCCTTGACTTGTACGCTACCCAGATAGCCGCCTGCACTTGCTCCGGCTCCATGCCATTAGCATCTGCAATTCGTTGTATCTCGCCACTGATAAACGCAATTTGAGCCTTGGTTGGAGAGCCTTCTCTCTCATAGCCAAAGGCTCTCTGCATCCACAGGTCAATCGTAACGTCCTGCGTATCTCCAAAGTTTTCAGGGTCGATGTATTTCATCAGGTTCTTGAAGAATGGATTTATCTTCAGACCTCTTGGCTCTGCCCCGTCCAGTATTTCTTGTAGCTGGTCTGCGCTGGCAAACCTGATACCACGCATGGGCTGTCCTGCCCTGTGCTGGTAGTATGCCCTCACAGCCAGCATGAAGTTTTCGTCTACCTCTGTTTGCTGTGATGTCTTGGCAATCAATCCAGCGAGCTTGCGAGCCTCGGCCTTGTTGTACGCCGTTGCTTTTAGTATCGCTTTGGCGCTCTGCTCGTACCAGAAGGCGTTGCCAATGCCATCCTTGAATAAGAAGTTGAGGCTTCTTCTCAATGCCCCTAGCTGTTGTGGGTTTTCTATATGCGGAACAGTTGGCAGATAGGAGTATTTAATTGTACCTGTTGGGTCAAACAACCCAGCGCTGGTCAAGCCAAAGCCGTCAAACGGTATGGTGTTCCCGCCACTTCTTACTGCGTCAACTATCCTGTCTTTTTTGTTTTGAAGTTTGGCTTCGGAACTAATGTTGTCTCGTTGCCGCACATTATCAGATATAACAATAGCCTCATGCTCTGTAAAATTATTGGCCTCTAACAGTGCATCCATGTGGACGAGAATATCATCATTATTGACTAGGTATGTTTCGAGCAATCTCGCCCGCCCCTCTAACCAAGGCAGTTTATTTAATTTTGTCTTGTCCCTAAATATGGATGGGTCTGTCGTGAAGGATAGGGCTTCGTTTGGTCGTAGCTCACCTACGCGATAAAGGGTGGTAACACCAGACCTGACGTTCTTTTCTTTGCCTCTTTTTGCGAGTTGCTCTTGAGTGATGCTGTATACCTCACGCCGTATGTCTCGCAAGTCTTGTCTTGTAATTTGCTGTCCCTCAAAGCCGGGAGAGTTTGGGTTGAGATTTCTAACAAAGCTGGGTAACGAAGTTGCGTCAACGGTACTGGCGTAATAATTTGCGCTTAATAAAAATGCTAAATAATCAAAGTTGACAGCTTCGCCGTCTTGCTCTGTTGGCGCATAATCTCTGTTATAAAAGGGGATACTGTAAGCGTCGTAGTCATCAAAAAAACTAGGAAAGTCTAACTTTCGCTTCAAAGAAGCAATCACTCTTTCTTTATTGTCCGTATTCGCGAAATCAAATAAAAATTTTATTGTGTCGGTAAATTCAAAATCAGTTGGCGTTGCCCTTCTCAAGATTTCTAGTTTTTCTGAGCGCGGTCCGGTGTAATATTCAACAGGCACAAAGCTGTATTTGATGTTTGATACCTGTGTTCTAGCATCTTGTATCGCGATGTCTGTAGTGACAGCCTCGTCTAGCTCTTCCTCTGTGAGCGCACGTTGCACAATATCAAGAGCCACATCATTTATACTGTCTTTGACTTCTTGTGTGGACGGCAGTGCCGCGCCTTCACGGGCAACCCTAGCTCTGTTCTCTGTGCTGGCTATTTCGCCTGTGTTAATTGATTCAAATATCTCGTCAGGGCTTGTAAAGCCAGCGTCTTCAAAACCATTCATAACAGCCTTGAAGAAGTCTATTATTCTGTCGAACAATGACTTGGTTGTGCCTACCACCTTCATCTGACCGCCAGCGTACAAGCGGAACATCTCAGCGACAGCCTCTTCAACTACTGTCGCCTCATCCGCCATGTCGCCATACATAGACTTTGCACGTTCATAGAATGTGTACTCCCGTACATCAGTGGAGCCGTCCTTGTTTACCTTTACAAACTTCCTGCTCTTTGCGGCTTTTGTCAGGGTCGCCCATTCCTTTTCGGTGAACAGCCCCAAATCAAACAGTGCGTGCAGAGTTTCGTGATTGGCTATGCCCATGACACCCGCTTCAAATTCTTGGGGGTCCGCGTCTAATCCATGCAGAGCAGTGGCTAATGTTATTACTTTTTCACTTGGATTGTATGTGCCTTGCGCCAAAGTACCTTGTGGACCGTCTATCTTTGCCACCACTTCCACAGCGCCCAAGTCTTGGTCTATGCCAATTTCTTTTATTCTTTTCTTAACTGCCGCCTCAACATCTTGGCGAGCGTTTTCAAATTTGGTCGTAGCTCTGATGGCTTCGTCACGCTTGGTTCTTGCCCTGTTCTGAGCCTCAGTGTTTAGCTGTGGCCCCTGCTTTGACCTTGCAGATTTGCGGGCAGTCCTCTGTGTCTTGATTACTTTAGCAAGCCTGTCTAGCTCTATCTGGCTCTCAGCCACACGGGAGCGGGCATCCTCTATCTCTGCTATTGCCTTCTTGTATTGCTCTGGTTTCTTCTCCTGAAGCTTAACAATCTTCTTCTCTTCTTTTTGTATCTGTCTATCAGCCGCTTCTATAGATGTTTGTAGCTCTGACACCCTCTGCTCTAGCTCTCTAATAGGCTGTGCCTTTGTTTCTGCATCAGCAGTCGCAACGTATTTGTTTCTTTTGTATTCCTCTATCACGCCATCAGACATCATGCGCTTTCTAATAGCGACAGCGCCAGCGCGATTAGTCTTACTGACCTTCATAATGTCTTGAATACTTACATTGGCGTTTTCTACAGCCTCGCCCTTATTGTTTCTCGTCTGAGAAATAGCTAGGCGCACAGCCTTTTCATATTGTGACCAGCGAAACCCATCGGGTCGGTCAAAAAATATCTCTGGAGTTCCATCAATCGTGCCTCTAAATGTGAGAGGTTTTTGTTGGCGTGCAATTCGATTAGCGGCTGTCTTGCCCAGAATCTCTTGGACTTCGGGTAACTCGATATCTTTTTCGATTACCGTTTCTCCACGGGCCTTCCGCGTATCCCGAACTTTTTTCTGCTCTGCCTTGCTAAGATGGGCCAGCTTTACTGGAGAAAAGTTAGTTGCAACTTCTTTATTAATTCCAGATAAAACTGTCGCCCTGCTTTCTGGCGGTATGTTTTCTTCGTTAAACGGCACAGCTTCTTGCTCAAGCACACCTATTTGTGGGTCGTCTATTTCGCTGAGATTGACCGCTCTATTTGATAGCTCGTCGTATTGCTGTTGCTGAACAATGCCCTCTCCGGCTGTCTGTTCCATTTCCTTCGCGTCTTGATTTAGTTGTGCAATCGCAACAGATTTTCTTTGGTCGCCCTTTAGCGTGTCCGCTGTGCCGCGAATTGTACCACCAACAATACCAGCCGCGATGCCGACCTCTAGGTATTCTCTATACGCATCTTCACTATCAATCGGCTTGCCAGCCTGTATGCGTGTAAGAATTGTTTGCCCTATCTCGGTCGGGGCTTCTGCCAAAACACCTTTTATAGCGCCCTCTCCGAACCTTGCCGCCGCTCCACCTGTCACAGATTGATAGGTTTTCTTTGTGAGAAGTGGTTTTGTAATCTTAGCGCCAAGCCCTAAAGTTATTCGGTCACCCAATGTGTCTAGGAATGTTGCTGGTAGAGCAAACAGAGCCGCCGCCCCGTCACTGACGTTGGGCAGTATCCCTTCTTCCACACTCTGGTCTTGCTCAAGAAGGTTCTCACCGAACAGGATTGGATAGTTCGCCGCCGCACCAGCGCTAAACGAGGCTCTCTGTAAAGCCGCAGGCGTAAGGCCAGCCCTTACTGATGCGCCCCTTGTGACAAGCGCCGCGCCTGCTGTTGGCAATAAGGTAGCTATGCCCTGCCCTAGCGTTTCCCCGAAGAATGACAGGCCAGAGCCTAACCCCTCTACATCCTCTAGTCTGGTTGCGTATTGCGCCGTCTCGCCTAGCTCTGCTTCGTTATGGGCAACAACCTCTTCGCCATACTCTTCAAGCCCGCTAAAGCCAAGGTTCTCACCTACAGATTGGAGCGCCCTGCCAAACATCATTTGTGTTTGGTCGATGCCCATGCTGAAACCCCTGCCGAGAGCAGTCCCCGGTGGGTTAGTTGTGTCTACTGGCTCTTGACTACCGACTAAGGTATCGCCCTGTGCCGTGACAAGCTTGTTTAGTTGTTCTAGTTCTTGTGCAGTGGGCGTGGTTCCAGCAATATTAGCTTTATATAACTGTCCACTTTTACCAGTTCTAAATATTTGACCCATTTCATCACTGCATCGCTAAATTGCCAAAGTCTACTGTCGGACTTACATTGCCTTCAAGTCGTCTGATTTTCTGCATAAGTATAGCGCCGACAGATGCAGGCTCTATGCCCGTGCTTTCTCCAAGCGCCGTTGCTTCGTTTGCTTCTGCGAGAGCCTTGGTAAGAGCGTTGATTTCATCAATCGTTGTATCACTTGAGGCGCTTGCTTTTTGTAGTGCTATCTCTGTATCAAGGACATCTGCCAAGCCTGTTTGGTATCTGTCAGAAGCATCTTGATATGCTTGTATACCAGCAACGCCTGCTTTGCCCAGAGCTTCGCCAAAGCCGCCCTCTGTTGGTTGCATAAGCGTAAAGCCTGCCTGCGCTAGTGCGAGATACTTGTCCATATCAGCACTTTTCTGTCGCTGTTCCATCAAATCCATAATACGGTCTTGTGTTGTTTTTTGCTCTTGTGCCGCTTGCTGTTCGGCCTGCACTGTTTGCTGGGCTGTTGGTACGATAGCGTCCTGAAATATAGCTTCCATTTCATCAAACGATTGATATGGCTTCCCTGTCGCTGGATTAATGCTCATTTCTGGGCGGACTGAAGACGCCTGACCTATGCGTTGAGACTGCTCTTCAGGGTCTGAGATAAACGCACTGCCAATCGTGCCGCCGAAACCGCCAAGTGCCAGCGCTCTCTTAGGGTCAAACTGCCTAGCGCCAAGGTCTATGGTTTTAGAGCTATAAGGAACTTGTGTCGGCTTTGGCTTGGTGTACAGCTTTTGGGAAAGGCTTCCAATCTTTGAACCAGCCCCTTTAATAGCCTGACCTTTCAGCAAAGCGGGCAGGCCATACCTTGCCCCTGTGTACAAAGCCCTTCCAGCTAATCCAACGGGTGTAAGCGCCAGCGGTAGGGTTGCCGCCAAGCTTGCGTCACCAAGTATCTGCCCATATTTTAGGTCGCCTGTAGGGTCTACATATCTGTTTTTGATTGAGCTTAAAAAACCACCCTCATTCATTTCCATGACTTCGCCACCCATCGGCTCTTCCATTTGAGCGATACCTGTGTTCATAGCCATGTCTGTTTGTGGAGCCATAGACTGCGCCATAGCGCCGATACCACCCTGCGGTGCGCCTGCGGCGGCTACAAGTTTCTCTGCTACTGTGGGCTGTTGCTGTGCCTGCCTAGCGTCGAAGTCTTGCTTCATGCGCTGTCTGCGGTTTAACTCTGATAGCACCAAAAACTGCGGAGCTTGCCCGCTGGGAGCCTGCATTTCTTTAACAAGCTGGTCTTGCGAAAAGTCTTTAAGAGCGTCCTGTACCTCAAGTATGTTCATCCTAACGCCCTCATCAAGCTAACTGTACCAATGCCTGCGCCCAACGCCTGCTGTAAAGGATTGTTTTGTAGCATACGTTGCTCTGTAAGCCCCATCTGTGCTGGCATACCACGAAGTATTCCGCTCAAGAAGTTAAGCTGGTCTCTGCCATAGCCCTGCTGTCTCAAGAAGTCTTCATACGCCAAGTCAAGCGCCGCTTGTTCACGCAAGTCCATTTGCTTGCCAACAGTAGCCAAAGCCTCGATAGCCTGCATGTCGCCCTGACGAGCCATCTCCTGTAGCTTGGCTAGTTGCGCGGCCTGTGTGCCAGAGGCGGCGGCGGCGTCTAGGCCAAATTGCTCTGCGGCTCTGTTCTCTGCGGCTTGCGCGGCTTGTATTCTAGCTTCGTCTTCATACTTAGCGGCCTGCACCCTTGCGGCTTCTGCGGCGGCTTGGTCGCCAGCACGAGCATACTCTTGGGCTTGTGCTTTTTCCCTTGCGGCAAGCTCACTCGCTCGCTTACTTTCCTGCTCCATTTGTGCGCTACGGTCTTGTGCAAATTGATTCATAGCCATCTCAAAGGCTTTTTCCTGACCAGTAGCTTGCAAATCAGCCATTCTATCTAGGTAGTCACTCTCTGCCGCTTGCTGTACCAAGAAGGCGCGAGAGCTTTCTAAGCCGCCCGTCTGTTTTGCAAGGTCGCTTTCTCTTTGTACGCTTTGCTTTTTGAAGTCATCTGTAAGGGCTTTCTTCTGCCTGTCAACAACAGCCTGCATGTATGGAGACATATAGTCATCCATTACGCCTTCATCAGTAAACTTTTGTACATCTTGGAAATCGAACTTAGAGAACTGTGTCGGGTCACGAAAATCAAACTGTTGGAAGTCTCCCGCACCAGTAAACTGGAATGGTTGTGTCCCCGGCCCGTCCATAATATTTTGTATGGCTCCGATATTACCCGCTGTCACACCCATTGCCGCATCAATACCGGGCTGTCCCATCCCCGCCATATCCCTGACGGCTTGATTTGCCGATAGCGTATCAGTTCCTAGACCAGCAATCCTTGGTTGGTCATATGGTGTATACTCTCTAAGGCTTTCTGCCTCTGCTCTGTTAGCCAGATTGATAACATATGGTCGTAAATATTCCGGCAGATTAGTTTGCGTCACCTCTGACTTTGTTGTCTGCGGCGCACGGCTTCCGCCCTTCCCATAGCAAAGATGCCCGTTAAGCTTCTTGTTGAGCCATGGGTCTTCGACCTCTACTGTCAATCCGAGAAGGTCGTCAAATTCTAATTTGCTTTGGTTCATCATCATAAGGCTCACCGATTTCACATTTATAGGCTATGTAATTTACTTTCCATCCAAACTTTTCTAACGCTCTTCCCCAGCCCTTCCTGCCGTACCCCTCAAGGTGCTTGCAGTTGTTGGCCTTGGCGTAATCTGTCATAGTTTCCAAAACCATAGGAAGCCACTCAGACATTCTTCCCCCGCCGACCCAGTCCATGCTCAATGTTTTGCAATTCGGGAACCTTACTATTCTAGTGGTAAACGCCGCTATAGGCTTGTCTTCCTCTAACACCAACCAAAGCTCGTACATTCCGCCTAGTATGCCTTCATATACGTCGGTAATGTGATACGAGTGCCTTTGGGTTTTTACCGCATCTTCTAGTAATGCCCTTGCGTCAGTCCACACTGCATCAAGAGCGTCCCGTGGGACAACAGTCACAATCATACGGGCAACATTTCCTCCTGTGGCACATCGGGTGGCTGTTCTGTCATGCCCGTTCTGGCAGTTCTCACCCTATCCATCATATCATATAGCGCCTTTGCGCCTGCGTCTGATGAGCCATTACCTATTCCACTGACGACATCAGCCGGAACCACAAACTCATCATTAGATAACAATACATCCTGCTCGCCTTCTATGTTTGCGGGTATCATGTCGTCCATTCCGTCACCCGCTCCGCGCTGTAGACCTTCGCCGCCAGCCATTAGGTTCGCGCCAAACTGACCGCTCCGCACTCTTTCGACCAAATCCTCTAGAGCGCCCTCTCCAAACTTAGACACAAACAATGCCAAGTCTTCTTGTGGCTTTTCGGATATGCCAGCTATGGCACGCACTGCGCCTGTGATAATTTCTTTATCGTTTTTGCCAGTGTCGGGTGCGCCGCCTTCAATCATGTTTGTGATACCGCCCTCTTGCATGTATCCCATTTTGTTTCGGACACCTTCGGGCAACTTACGGATGCCGGGATTTTCCTCGGCTGACGGCAGTGCTTTCAAGCCCCCGCCTTCTGCTAGTTTAAGCATACCCTCTTGCGCTTTGGGCAACTCAAATCCGTAGTCTCTTTCCCTACCTGTTTCAATGTCTCCGCCTATTGGCGTTCCTCTGTCCTTGGGCGGCTGACCCGGCTTGTATGTTATCTTGCTGTCATCATCTATGCTTATTGGGTCAAGTGGTTGCATAGCCCCTGCCGCCGCACCGCCGAGTAAGCCCGCACCGAGGTTGCTACCAGCTACCGACATGCCTGAAACATCGCCTATTGCCTTAGTTAAATCCGCGCCTTTAGCCAAACCGCCTGCTGTATTTATTTGTGAGGCTATAGTCTCTGGCGCTAATTTCATGCCAATAAGATTTGTCGGTGTTGTAGCCCCTGCTTGACCAAGAGCCTCTGTAACACCCTTTGTAGTGGCTTCTGTAACCCCCTCTGGGAGACCTGTTGGGCTGGCTCCGCCCGCCCCGCCTAGAAGTTTGCCCGCCACTCCTGCTGTAAGACCAGATGTAAGACCTGTGCCTAATGCTGTCTCAAGGTCATCGCCCTGTGCTAACGAGCCAAGACCAGCGCCCAAACCAGCAAGACCTGCGCCCGTACCTAGAAGGCCCAGCCCACTTGCAAAGGCTGTCCCGCCCAGAAGGGTCGGCGCTAATATTGAACCTATAAGTGGAAGAACCATGTCAATCTCCTATATGGGCGTACTCTGACTTGGCATCAAACGAAGGGCATGGCTTGTCAGAAAAGTCCCTATGTCCATATATTATCGCATCTGGATTGCTTTTTTTCAACAAGTCTAGCAAAGTTTCTAGCGATACTTTCTGGTCGTGATTTCTTGTGTCTTTTGGATTACCGTCAGCGTCAACACCACCTATGTAACAAACGCCTATAGAGGTGCTGTTCTTGCCCTTGCAGTGCGCTCCAGATAAGCTCTGCGGCCTTCCTACACCTATCGCACCGTCAAGCTCAACAACGAAGTGATAGCCTATGTCTGACCACCCGTTGTCTCTTGTGTGCCATGCTCTTATCTCAGATGTCTTGACATCCCTGCCCTCTGGCGTGGCAGAGCAATGCACTATGATTTCAGATATATCTCTCATTTAATTCCTCTTGCTTTATCTATGGCTCTTGACCCGAACCAGAAACTAATTATAGCGGCAAAGATTGCCTTTGTATCCTCATCCCAAAGCACCATAAGAGCCTCGGAAACCTCCATCCCAGACTTCAGCGCTTCTCTTAGCAGGGTTATTTCTATGGCAAGAAACAAGCCAAAGAAACAATATGTGATAACTGGCCTCACAGACTTCTGCAATCCAGTAATAAATCCCGTACCCCTGTTTATGCTGATGTCATGCTGTATCAGGCGTTCATGCTCTTTGTCTTGTGCTTGTGCTTCAAAAGCTTTTAGCTCAAAGTCGTAGCCTTCTTTACGCAACTCTGCGGCAACCTTCATCTTCTCAAGCTCAAACTTCTGGTTGCTTTTGTTTTTGAAATGGTCGGTAACAGCAGGAACTGCGCTACTAGCAAAACCTAACAATGAACCTATTACACTAAGCATCTTTATCTCCCTTCTCTTTCATGTGGAGCCGCCAGTTTGGACTTTGGCTTTTCCTAATTCTCTTTCTGTACTCTTCGTAATTTCTAAATTTATTAAGCCTGCCTTGATATTTAAATATTATCTTCGGCTCATCCATGCTGATACACCCATGTACGCCCCCACGACGCCAGCTTGTGCAATGTAAAATAAACCAAGCAAATCAGCCAAAGCATTGACGCGACTGTCAGGAATAATAGGAAGAAATAAAAAAGTGCTAAACACCAGCATAGACCCCATAGCGACCCAAGCCATTGATTGCTGTTGCTTGGCTTTTTCTTCTCTAAGCTCAAGCTCGACCATCTCTTTCTCACGGGCTATCTCCTCATCTGTTACGATGCCATCTCCGTCGAGGTCGTGCGCCTCAAATCTACTGCCCTTTTCTAATTTCTTCTGTACCATAAAGTTACCGCTAACTTATTGTTACTGTAACCGAGCCAACGCTAGGTGTCATTGATATACCAGCAGGGAAGGCTAGGTCTAATTGAGATATAAATATTCTGTTTCCATCAGCAAAAAGAGTACCCGGCTCTAGCCCTTTATCTCCCTGCTGTATGTTTGTAATGACTAACTTAAAAGCCCTTTGCTCGCCTACGGACTTTAATGCCCGTACAAGCAAATTGTAGGACTGTTGCCTCTGCATCTCTTCGTATTGGCTATATCTTTCTCTAGCATTGCCAAACAAGGGGAAGGTTACACGCCTACTCATCTCTTCCCATCCGTCCTGACGTTCACTCTGGGGGAGCCTGCCCTCCACTTTACGTCTGTTTCTGTGCTTTCATATCTCAGGACAAAAGACCTGCCGCGCAGTCTTACATCACTCTTTTCAGTAAACTGCTCCACTGGTAACGTGGCTGTCTTGGTCACAGAGTTTGTGCTTGTCTCTGTAAAGTTAGCCCCCGGAAAATTTCTGCTTTTCAAAACAACATTCATCTTGGGGTTAGGGGTAGATGAGCCATCAAAGGTAACGTCATGTATTACTCGGCTTACAAATGTAAATTGCTCACCATCACCGATGTCCATTTGACTGCTCTCGATAAAAGAGTTCAGGCCAGTGGCGGGAGAGTTGCTTCCGTCGTTTAGGTCTTTCTCATGCTCGTACAAAAACCCGTCAGTGCTGGCGGCTATTGGGTAATCATATATGCCCCTGTCTGCCCAAGCTGTTCTCGGCATATCCCCAAAATACCACAACTGTTCTTGATAATTATAAACCACATACTTGTCGTTGTTCTCCGAGCTTGCGGAGGGATAGAACCAAAACACCTCATTATATGTGCTATTAACTGCGGCAGTCACCTTTGCTGATTGTCTAAAATTAAAATCGTTGAATATTTTACTTCTGACCGTGCAATCTATCTTTTGCACTGAGCCAGAATACAAGTAAAAGTTTTCTTTCCCCATCCAAAAAACAAGACCGTCAACAGCAACGGCAGAATTTGGCCCCATGATTGTTGTTTGCCCTGATATTTGAGAAATTGCAAATGTAAGAGGCTGACCAATAAACTGCATTGATGAAAGGCTTACATCAGTAAATACAAGAGTTTCTTGCCTTGTGTGTACCGCCGCAACAATTTCATTCCCGCTACCCATTCTTATATCGCCAGCAGTATTTGTCCCAATATCTGGAAGCCACGTTGTTGCGTCATTCGCATCGCTAAACCTAATCAATAGCGGGTCAATATCGCCGTTACCGCTTACAGCCAAAGTCTGGTCAACAGGGGTGCATCCAAAAGCGATAACATGCCTATCTATATCCGATACAAGTATTTGCTTGGCGTTAGTTGGCGCATATCCATCTGCCCCAGAGATAGTGTTCAAATGCACAGCCGCCGTAAAGTTTGCGCGGTTAGCAGATGTATCCCAATAATAAATACCCTCATCACGAATATTAAATATCAGGTCTTCTCTAAGTATGTCGTGACTTATAAGCCGCAACCCTAACAAAATGTCGGAGTCCAAGTATTCTGCGTTCCAAGCCCCATTGTTCCAAGGGGATGCGCCCCAGCCAGTACCGACAATTTGCGTATCAAGACCAATGTTGATTTGATACACAGCGCCCACAGTACCCCCGCCTGCCGATACCGTACTGCTTGCGGCTGACGCGACTGTAATCGTATATGCGTTGTCAGATGTGATGCTAGTTATTTCGTGTTCTTTGTTTAGATTGGCGGCAGTAACCCCGCCAGTATCCGACGCCCCAGACAAAGTAACAAAGTCACCAAGCACAGCGCCATGAGATGTATCAGTTATAGTGACCGTGGTGCTACCGCTTGTCGTGGCTATTGGGTTTGAAAGCCCCGTAGATGTTTTGCGAGTAGGCGTGATGTTGTTTAAGTCACCACCTTTGTAAACGTAGTATTTCTTGGATGTAGCTACGCCAATAAACCTTTCACCTTCAAAGTCCACCCAAGGCCGTAGCCCTCTAGTCAAGCCGTCCACAGCAGTCTCGGTAAACTTGCTCCAACCGCCCATCTTTTCTGGCACACCCATACGGAAGCGAACCAAATTGCAATCAAACCAGCCGCCCTCGTTAGAGTAAGATGTGCTTTCTCTGTTTACGCCCGGTCTAAATTGTAACTTTTGTAAAGGCATTACTTGGTTCCATATATTTCAACAGTAGGAAGACCTACATTAATATCATTTATTCTAACATTCAAATCCAAGCCTGCGGAAGATAGGTCTGCGTTTATTTCGCTTTCACTATAACAAGATTTAAAGGATGCTTTTGCATCCGTATAAAACTGCTCGTTAGAGTAGATATTCATACTCTTTAGCCCTGTTATAAATCCGTCTATATCGGATTCGCTGTCTGCTCTAACAAAGTCAACAATGTATATTTTGCCACCACTTTTTGTGCTGGCCTTGACTGCGTTCCAAAAATCAAGACCAGTTGACATATGGTGCAAGGCATTACAGCTAAAACAAAAATCATACTCTGTTGTGTTTGATGTAAAGTCCGCCTCTGTAAATGTCATTTGACTTGAGAATGAGCTTGCCAGCTTCCTTGTATTTGCCGCGCTTATAGCAAAAGACGAACTATCAATGCCCGTCCAATTTAGACTAGGATAATCATTGCAGAAAATTTCTATGCCCTGCCCATCACCACAGCCCAAGTCCACAGCCTCGCCCGTTATGCCACCTGAAAAAATACGACCCGCGCTTTGCAGGCATCCTTGCAACATTTTGAGTATAAATGGAGAGTCTTTGTAGGCATTAATCTCTGCCTCGACATCTCCAAAACCTGTCTCGACAACCCTATCCATTGCTTGCCTTTCTGCCAGTATCTACATAGTTGCCAGCATAATATGGATTATTGTGATATTTATTAATTAGGTTTTTGTGTTTCTGGCCTACAACATTGCCTTCCCAGTATGCCGCAACAGTAGATGGTTTTATTCCATCATGCCACTTTTCTATCGCCAGCAAAGGCCAGCCAACATTGTCCATATATAAATTTGAATCAGACCCGTGCGTATCACCGGATAGGCAAACACCACTAGACCACACTCCGTCCCTGTCCATCCTATGCTCGATTACATCAACGCCGGGATGACCATGCTTTTTAAATGAAGGGTGGGGATGCACCATGTATATTTCTACTTGAAATTGACCGTGCCTAAATATTGGCATCGCCGTTGCATCGTCTGAACAGCTAACCTCTATTTCATTCGGGGGTAGCCAAGGCATATCGTTTTCAAAAAACCATTCAGCGAACTCCTCCACACACTTCCATTCAGGCAATGTGTCGGGGTCTGTAAACCACTTGTATGATAGAACTCTATGATTCTGGAAGCTCATTAATGTCAAACCTCCGATAATCTTTTTCTTTATATTTTTGAGCAAGCGGCTCTGAGTGCAGTTCCAAAAGATGCTTTATAAACTCGTTGCCCCCTTGCTTTGCCAAACAAAAGCTCAAGATTTTATCCTGCGTTATTTCATGTATCGGCATAAAATCTTTTGGGTCAATGTCGTCAAGCTCTAGCTCGGTGGCTATAATCGCTTCTGAGGTAATGCCTTCACAAAGAACAAACTCAACCATCCATTCTACTTTTGCAATGACATCTGTAAGCTCGCCCACATCAGTCACATCTATTCGCATTAATCTTTTGTTGATAGCCCCTTCCCATTGTATTTCTTCTGATGAACCATCTATGCTTACTACTGAACCCATGCTTTTCCCCTGTTAAACAAAAATAATTTGCTTTGTCGCGCCGTTGGTTGTTCCCATAGGATTAGACCCAATGCTCGACCACCGCCAAGTAGTAAGGCCGTTACCCTGACTGTGCGCGGCATCTGTTCTATTAAATGTGTTTCCGGCGACAGATATTGATGTAAACCCGCTATTTGCAATCGTCCCCTCTACATTAAAATCAAGATGAGTGGTTGATGCTCCGTCGTTTGCAACATATGTAAAGATACTAGCGAGAGTAGCCCCGCTATAAAAATCTACAGTGTTGTCGTTTGCCGACCCGAAGCCGCCAGTTGCTGAACTGCTACCAACACTAGCGTCGTGATAACCATACAACACTGCGATTGTACCACCACCAAACGGCGCACTAAGAACAGCACTTCCTACAGTTATAGTCATGGACCACAGAGTACCCTGCGTCCCATAGAAATCTGTTAAAGTAATTTGCCCAGAGGTAGGCACACCTGAGTTAGCGGACACAGAAGAATTTACAAGACTCCCGCCTTTATAAAATTCTGTTAAACTGTGCGGTGCGCCATCTGAAAACTCAGAGGCGATTTGTTTCAAGCTTATCTGACCGCTACTCTGAAGAGCCATTCTCTAACTCCTTTTTAAGCTGAGATACCTCTTCCTTTAATTCTTTTACGCTGGCAACCAAGAGGCCAACAATCTGATTGTAGTCTACGGTTAGATACTCACTGCCTGTATCTAGATTCTTTTGAGTTTTCACAGCAGAGCCAAATCCAGCCTCGGCAACATCTTGCGCTATAACGCCAGCAGATGAAGACCCGTCACGCTTCCAATCAAAGGTCACGCCATTTATTTGAGAAAGAATACCAAGAGGGTCTTCTATGTTTTGTATGTTGTCCTTGAGGTTTTTATCAGAACCTACAGATGTAGAGGCCGCAATAACATCCCCATCAGCATGAAAGTCCCCACTACTTCTATCAAATAAATATCTGGTCGTGCTTCCGCTTCTTATATAAAAATCTCCGGTGTCGATGTCCAAATAAAGATGACTTCCATTATGGAACAACTGTGCGTCTGCACTACTTCCCAACTGTAGCTCAACACTGTCGTTCAGCCTTGGACTTGCAGTAAATGTAAAAACGCCACTAATGCTATCAGCCGCGTCACTTCTCGCATAACTTGCGGCGGCTACACCGCCTAGTTGAGTTGAGTTCGTGGCTGAAGTCGCAGATGTTGCAGATGTGGCAGATGTGGCAGACGCCACAGACTGAGATGAAATATTAGATGTGGTAATTGCGGTTGAAGCTGGCTGATAATAAGAGCCTTGTTGTCCATCTAGTAGGTCAGCGTCTAGCCCAGAGCCAGTGCCGTCCACGCCCTTGATTGCTGTAAATATTTGTGCTGTTGATTGATTGGCCTGCGCTCCCGCTTCAATGCCATCAAGCTTTGTCCCGTCTGCCGAAACATCTCTGCCATCCACATTGCCTGTAACGACAATATTCCCAGAGACAGTGAGGTTGTTTGTAACTGTTGCACTGTTTAGAGTTGCCGCCCCGCTTGATTGCACGGTTGTAAATATAGGGTCAGAAACAAGCTTAGTCACAGTGGCAGAAGATGCACCTCCGCCGTCAAAATAAAGTATTGCGGTTTCTCCGTTTTCAATCTGCACATCCTTACTGTCATCAAAAGATGTTGTCTGGAAAATCTTTGCGGCCTGAGTCGTTAAGCTGTTTTTGAGATATATTATTCTTTCGGCGCTATCAGGCGTAAGCCTAAAGTGTTGAGTAGCACCCTTATCGCCATCATCAGTTAATTCGACAAAGGCACGGCCTCCAGTGTTTGTTATGGAGCCGTTTGCAAGCGCAATGTCTTGAGGAGAAGAAGAGGTTTTATCTGTTGTAATATTGACAGTTTGCTTTGCGCTAACAGCCGCCTCTATCATTTTCCAATTATCATTAGTGGTGTTGCCCCAGCTACCAGCCTGCTCACCATCTCCAATAAGTTCAATTTTTAGATTATCTGAATAATCAACCATTTTATCACCTACGCCACTTTATCCCATGTTACATCAGTTCCTGTTACTAAGCTAGACCAAGTGCTGTCACTGCCAGTTGCCAAGTCATCCCAGAAGAACACGTTGCCCAAGCTACCTGTTGCGCCCACACCAGTTACTGAGAATGTTATTCCCGCACCAATAACCGGGTTTCCTGCTCTTGCAAGCATACTAAGAGTTCCGCCATCACTTGTTGCTATTGTTACATCCGCATCCCCGACAATCGTCTCTTCGCCGCCTTGAGATGCTGTCATTCCTATGCCTGTAAGTGTCAAAGATATGGGTATTCTTACTTCCTCGTCACCAACGCTTGATGTCATAGATATTCCGGTTGGCCCCATTACCACATCCGCCACATCTACAGTACCTACGCTGGCAGTCATAGAAAAACCAGAGGCGTCGATTGTTGCAGTTTGTGCGGCAACAACATCCCCAACAGATGCTGTCATGCCTATCCCTGTAATGTCTATGTTGGCGGTTCCTGTTACAGACTCATCACCCAAACCCCCAGCCATAGCCGCGCCTACAACGCCCTCTATCGCATCGCCTTTAGATATGACTTGGTCTGACACAGTCACCGTCATGCCTATGCCCGTCATTGCGAGATTATTGACAGACACAATAGTGACGCTACCCAATGATGCGGTTGCGCCCAGCCCTGTAATAGCTGGAGATGCTGGTAACGCAACGCCAACAGAGCCGTCTGATACAGTGGCGGAAACTCCAGTGACAGAAAAAGTGCCGCTTGCACTTATGGTCTCTGAGCCAACAGACAGGGTCATGGCTATACCAGACGCACTGATGTTTACTTTTCCAGCGCCCTCGGCTCCGAACGGGGCTTCAGCAAATGTATTTTGCCCAAAACTCATTTGTCATATTCCGTTTCAATATCAAAAAGCTTTTTCCTAAAACCAGATATTCTCTCGTTGGTTATATCAATTAAGCCTTGTATCTTCTTTCTGTCGGCATCTTCTAGCCCATCTAAGAAAGGCTCCAACTTGTCAAAACAGTACGCATAGCTTTCGCTTACAGTTGCCTCTCCCGACAAAAGATTTGGAATGTAATTCCATATAGCCGCTTTCTCCCCAAGCATACCATAAACCAAAGCGTCTTTTCCACACACTGTAGATTTATTTAGCGGGTCTGTCTTGTGATTCATGTATCTAGGTATACGCAATCTTTTCTTTTTGTTAAGGACGTTGCCATCTGTTTGAGGTATGTCATCCCACAAAGATGGGTTTATTATGGCAACAGACAAATCAACAGCCGCATGACTACCTATATCCTTGAGGTTTGAATACATGGGGGCAAGCCTCGGATTGTCAGAATACACATATCTTTTGCTGACACTTATAGGATAGTTGTCAAAAGTTTCCTTGGGAGGTACGTCTTTCTCGCCTATATTCAGGGCAACGCCAGATTTAACGACAAGCGTTGTCTCTTTAAGCAACGGCAGAACCTGACGAAAGTACGGCTGGTTTCTGTAAAAAGGCACAGATGTGTAATCAACCCCACAGCTTTTTGCTGAGTTTACTGTAATCTTATAGAGATAGTTGTCCTCAAGTATTAATACTGGCAACATGAGGAACCTCCTTTAAATGATTAAAGTATGATAGGATGCGACCATGCCAATCGTTATGAAATACACTTACAAAGCCACTATAAGGCGCACTAATAATTCTTTTAAGCTTTTCTCCAGAAAAGTTATCGCCAACTTTTATGGCTCTGTAAATGGATGTATAGGTTCTCATGTGATTATCCTCCGGCAAGTCAAAGATATATACTGACTTACCTTTTATAAGACCAAGCAACCCCATTTCAGAATTTGTGCAACAACCCACGATTGATGCGTTCTCCAAATAATAATGCCCAGATGCTTTTTTGGGAAGCACACGCTCCTCACCATAGTCATTTACAAGTTTGGTAATTACTGCTGGTGCGCTTATGGGATGAGGCTTTACATACGCACCCTGCTCCACAGCCCTGTTTAACTTTTCCCAATCAACTATATCTGCCGCTATGTTGGTTCCGGGCAAAAACACCACAAAATCCTTTGGCTCAATATCAGACGACAGCGCATACTTGTCATCCGATTCACTGGCAATCTTGTCCCACACCATATCTGCCTCTGGCGTTATGTGGTGATGAGACGCCTCAACCATAACGCTATTGGTGTATTTTTGATTTGCGGCTCTTATCAAAACACAAGACGACATGAGGTCTGTGTATAGATACCCTTTGATAGAGCCATCACCAGAATCATACCAAAGGTCATACTCCACCTTCATACCCTTTGGGCAAGCAGAGTGTAGCGCATCTCTAATCGGGGTCAGGCGAGCGTTAACATCATTTCTCCTGACATTCCCTGATTTAAAAAAATGCGCGGCAGGGTCATTCAAAACCTCGTTCTCTGCCATAAACTCTATAGCCACTACTTGCCTCCTTTTATTTGGGCAATATCTTTCTCTATCTTTTCAATCCTCTCATCCGTCTCTTTGAAGTGTTCAAGAATAATTGTAAGAGTTGATTCAAGTTTTTTGTTTATTCTATCAATCTGTTCTTTCACGTCTTCTTCCATTAGTCTTCCTCCCAGCTATCGCCGTCCCAGTATCTTACGTTGGTCGCGTCAGCACTAGCTACCTCTGTCTCAGTGCTTGTCGCCCCGCCCAAAGTTCCTGTCAGTCTTACAAATATTGTTGTGTCCGTTGCAGTGCTTGTAGAGAAAGTCGTCGTTGTAGAATTACTTGTGCTGAATGTGGTCGTTGTAGAACTGCTTGTATTAAATGTGGTCGTTGTAGAATTGCTGGTACTAAATGTAGTGGTGGTTGATTTACTTGTCCCGAAGGTCGTGGTCGTAGACCTGCTTGTTCCAAACGTCGTAGTCGTAGACCTACTTGTTCCAAAGGTTGTCGTGGTGGACCTACTTGTTCCAAATGTGGTTGTGTAGCTCGTGCTGTAAGGACCAAGGTATCTTCTTATTTTATACATAGTCCCATACATAAGAGCGCCAGTTGGGGGGGATGTGCTTACTTGGTATGTGTATCCTCCGTATGAAAATGTCGCGCCACTATTGCCACTCCACGGCGTTTGAAAAGTGTAAGTTGATGTCTCGTTCCAGTAAACTGGATACGGAGTCGTATAATAAAACAACCCATAATACGGCGTGGAGACTGAAACATAATACGGCGTGTAAGACCCGCTTGTCGTTCTGCTTGTAGACCTTGACGTATTAAACGACGTAGTCGTTGACCTAGAAGTGTTAAAGGATGTCGTTGTTGACCTTGATGTATTAAAGCTAGTTGTTGTAGACCGCGAAGTGTTAAAACTGGTCGTTGTTGACTTTGATGTATTAAACGTAGTGGTCGTAGAGTTGCTTGTCGAGAATGTAGTTGTTGTGGCGTTGCTGGTATCAAACGTCGTAGTTGTTGATTGGCTTGTGTCAAAAGTGGTTGTTGTTGACCTTGTTGTTTGCGATATGGCCTGCCACACAGTCACAGGGGTCTGCGATGAATTATTCACAACAACATAGTTTACCTCGAACAGCGTATCTGTACTGCCCTTGGCGATTATCATATCGGGGTCTTTTAGAGCAGAACCATTCCACACCTTGAGGCTAACCACAGTTCTCTCCTATGATGTTACAAACCAGATATACCCCACTGGAAAACCAGAGCCATCTGTAGGCGTTGTTTGAGTTACCTGAAAGTAATTTGTGCCTGTAGAGGTTGCGTGTACAGCTTTTTCTGCGGGTTGGGTAACAAACACATCTTTAGAACCTGCACCCCAATTCACCTTATTGCCAGAGTTTGAGCTTTCATGCACAGTATCTCGCGCCAATGTTGTGCCAGATGCTGTATAAGTTCCTGTGCCAACCTCAAAGTCTGTTCCATCAGTTATGCAATAGAATGTTGTGTTACCATCACCAATCACAGAAAATGATTGGAACCCAGTTTCTGCCCCAGCAAGAGTTATTGTACCCGTGCCAGTTGTGGTGGTTGTTTCCTTAACTCTATCTCTAATCTCGAAGGCCATAACAGCCCCCTATGCAATGCGGATAATAGCTGTACTTGCGCCCGCCGCAGGAAACTGAATAGTAAAGTCGCCATTTGATGCCGTCTTGTCAGAGCCAAACGCCAAAACAGCAACAGCCTTGTTAGCTGGAGAAGTTGAGGTGTTGTATATCAAAGCCCCGTTTGCGGTAATCGACGCACTAGAGAAAGTAACATCACTAAAATCACATACAGCAGTATCTGTACTAAGGGTTGGAGTAACACTGGTAAGCGTTGCACCCCCTGATGTATAACCAGTTCCAGATGTTTCGTTGGTTGAGGAAAATGCAGTTGTTGATTTATTCAGGGTGGCAGAACTTGTGAACAAAGCAATCTTAAACGTGTCCCCACTAGACGCTGTGAAATTGTGTTCGCCTGTAAGCAATTCAGTTTTAAAAGAATTGCACATTTCTTGGGTAATAGCCATTACAGCCTCCTAATATGTTCAGCCACATCTTTGTGACCGTTCTTACAAAGTGTATTATACACAGTAGTCCTGTCGCTGTTAATAGCTTCTTTCATATAAAAAACCAAAAGAGGCCGTAGCACATCCCTAAAGGCGTATGCCTGCTCTCTTATTCCGGGGGGTGCGTTATCGCTAACCTGAATAATTTTATCCAAACACCTCTCTGCGATTTCTTCGGGGCTATGCCCCCTGTTCTCTGTGGTGTGAACACTCACAATAGGTTCTTTTGGAAGCTCCATTCTAATTGTATTACCAAGCATTATACCCTGACCTCCCCGTCTCTGTAGCTATCCCTCTTGAGCCTGCTTTCTGTTTGCTGTGCCAGCAAAGCAATGGCTTCCTGATATTTGTTTTCATACATCTGAGTGACGTCTGCATCACCCTTCATAAATATGTTTGCCTCTATCAATGAGCCATAAAGAAGCGGAACCTCCGCGTTTGTCCCAAGCCAGCTTGTCCCATCGCTCGACGTTGTAATTGATGTAGGGTCGTGTGCATAATGCAACTGCACCGCATAAGTTGAGTCGGGTGTTGGAGCCAATATAAAATGCTCATCATCATGGTTGGCGTAGTATTGAGGGAACCCCGTGGTCGAGGGGTTTGGGTAAGCCTCTCTTAAAAAGTTTGCGTCTTTGTCTAAAAGAAAAACATAATCACCGTCAGCCTCCTTCACAGCAATAGAGTATATGTACTGGAAATCTGCGGGCTTATTCAAAAACCTTTGCCCATTAACAAGAGAAGCATCCACAACCCTACGCAGGCTTGGTATTTGTAAGGTTCTGTAAAGTCTTTCTTCAGCGTTTTGTATAAACCTAGAAAGGTTGTTTACAAAGGTCGTCTCTGTATTTTCGGTGTAATCCTGTATCGCTTGTTTAAGCGTAGTGAATGTGTACGCCATAACTATTCCTCGTTGTAAAGATTATCAAAAATCCTATTCACATCTAGCGTATAGTCTAAATCACTTTTGCTGTAATGTATATGTGCAGACGGTTTAAAATCTGGTGCGCCCTCGCCTGTCTCAAACCACGCAGGGTGCGTTACTCTAACCCTGTTGTTTGGCAAGGCCACAATGTTTCCCGTCCATTCCCCTGCGTCCAACAGGTGCATGACGTGGCTTTGCTTGTGTTGTGCAGGGTCATCTGCAATCTCACTATCAGTATAATCAACGGTAAACATATACTTTGCTGGATAAAAGTTACCGCCAACTTTTGCGAGCCAAGGGCAGGGCGTCGCCCTATCTATTGTGTACACAGCATGTGTATGAGAAGGGCAGTCCCAAGGCTGTGCATCATGGACATCCATAGGTTCAGGCCACTCGTCTAAGGGTTCGTCTGCCACAAGTGCTGTAATCGGCATCCTCGCCCACATAGCCCCGCCATGCACAGTATCTTTTTCTTCGCCTTCTGCCTCTATACCAGTAAATATCATTTGAAAACTAAGGCATCTGTTGGGGAGAGTGGTAACTGCAACAGCCATCGCATGAAGAAACTCCCCATGGTAGGCTTCGTGATTATGCGTGTATTCACGCCTCACCCAACACTTGAAGTGAGGTATATTGCTTTGGAGATAAGGCATTAAGCTTTAGTGAGCTTGTAACCTTTTGCTTTAGCCGCAGAGCGGATTTGGGCAAGTGTCATTGGCTTGGCTGTTTTCCCGCCGCGCTTCATCCCCTTGGACTTCATCATCCCGCCACGCTTCATGCCTTTAGATTTCATCATGCCGCCACGACGATAGCCCTTAGACTTCATCATGCCACCACGCTTCATACCCTTAGACTTTTTAGCTACCTTTTTACGCATAGTATACTCCTATCGTATTTTAAAGTTACCGCCTCTGGTCGCCGCACCCATGCCACGAGCGGTCATTCCGCCAGAAGACATTTTCCTTACAGTGCCGCCTGCCTTTTTTCTCCGTGTGCCGTCAGCATTTTTGCCCGTACGCTTTAAGTTTTCTTCCTTCACCTTGGCGTCAGTCACTACGTTTTTAGCTTTCTGTGCTTCTACTTGAGCCTGCGTTGGGTTCTTGGTTATTTCTTTCATGTTCGTTCCTTCATAGACATTTGTAGCTTTCGCCTTAATTTGTCCCGGAACTGCAATCTTTTGCCCAGCCTTAATTTCATTTGCATTTTTAATGTTATTGTTTTCTTTAAGAGCTTTAAGGCTTACGCCATAGTTTCTCGCAATCTGAGAAAGCGTATCGCCTGATTTAATTGTATATTTCCTACCGCTCAACCCCTGAACTGGGTCAGCTTTTGAAGTACCGCTTCTGCTCCTATAAAACTCTGCCTTCTTTTTCCGCTTTTTTTCAAAAGCTTTTCGTGCGGCCCTTCTCTCGTTTTGCTTGTCCTTCATACGAGCAAAGAAACCCTTTTTCTTCTCAGCCATATCAATCTCCTTAAAGTTACATGCAACTTTTATGCATTTGGTGTGAAGGCTATCCCGCCCATACCTGAGTGTACACTACAATAATAATACAACGTCGGCGCTCCAGTGGCAACCTCGATGCGGGTAAAGGCTCCGCTTTCGCCGGGAGTCCCACTAGTGGTTACACCAGTGATATACTCAGAACCACCTGCGTGCGTCCCATTTGGCGTCGTAGAGAAGCGAAACGGGTGACCACTGTTTGAGCTATCGGATTGGTCAAACACCCACACCTGACCTTCTGTGAGCCGTAGAGTGGGGCTTGGCGATAAAGATAGCGAGCGTATGTAATATTTGTTGCCTGTGCCGTACTGATTTGTGCCAGATGCAACGCTTACATTGTATGTCACTGTGTTCTTTATGCTTACAGTGACATCACCGATGGAGCCTGCGATGTCCGTAAACAAACCGCCCACAGGGTTATATCCAAAAGCTGAGTCAAGACTATTGTCTGGTCTAGGGTCTTTAAGTGACTGAGGGTCTGTGACACGCAACCTGCCCACAAAATTCTGTGGATGGTCTGAGTCTGCAACATCCTTACCTATCAAGAGGCCCGTGCGTACTCCGTTCTGCACCTCTGGTATAAGGTCTTTGAGCGGATACCGAAAGCCTGTTCTGTCGCAATATCCGTAGGCTTTGCTACCGCGTGCGTACATCTAGCCCTCCACATATACAGAACTAAACGGCACAAACCTTACAGAAACTCTGTCTGCATCTTCCCCTGCGGCAAGCTGATACTGAAACTCATACTCCTCTTTCAGTGCCGCCGCACGCTCTGCACTTTCGGGCTTCTTCATTGAGATTTGATAAGCAAGTCCAGCCACCAAACATGGAACCCACCTTGGAGGTATAAAGTTAGTGGTTGTTCCAGATATGCCGCTTGCCAACCCGTCTGTGCCAACCAGCCTATAATAGAACAGAGTATAGGTGGAAGCGCTGTCAGGCACAGGCCAAAGAGTTACCTGTGTGGAACCCGCTAACCTTTCGACGAAGATTTGGGTCGGCCTACCTTGCGTGTTTTTTTGGTTTTGCTGGGCGTAGGTTGAGACGCTGATTCTTTCGAGGTTGGTGTCGGTTTGGTTGGTTCCGGTCCCCGTCCGAAGTTGGTGTTCCAGAAGGTCAACAGTGTCTGTCGGGAGAGTATACGTTGCAGTCCCTGCGGTAATAGCTTGCGTACCGCTCGCAATGGTCCAAAGATTAAGTCCACGATTTTGCCACTCCAATGTTAAAAGGTTAAAACTACGACGGGCAGTTTTTAAATCATACCCAGAGCGAAGCTCTGTACCCGCCCTCTCAAAGGCTTCTTCAAAAATTTCTGGTAAATCTGGTGTCACAACTGCCATTATGCGTTCCTATGCTTTCTGACTTTGCTTGCAATTCTCCTTGGTTGTTTAGAAAATTGCCTACCCTTTTTAGTGTCCTCACGCTTCTTTCTAGTCGTTGCCGCATATTCTTTTGACGACATATTGACTATTGCCGCGCTAGGCAAATACCTCTCACCAGTGGCGTTTGGACCTTGCGTGCTAGGCTTGCCGGACTTTGTGCGCCACTTTTGCTTAGTCCAACTATCCAAACTTTTTTGAGATTTCTTTTTGTTTGCCATATCAAATAATACTATGAAAACGCAATTAGAACAACAAGGACTAAAAGCCCAGATGCTCCGCCAATAATAGAAACAACAAGCAGTCCAAATTTTATTTCTTCGTTTCTTTTCTTTCTTTTTCTTTCCGCCTCTATCTTGGCCTGCTTTATAGCCTCCTTCTCTTCTGCAATTCTTTTGCTTCTTTCGGCAATAATGGCTCTCCATGTTCCGTAGCCGAACCTGTTGTCAATCAATACTGAAATTTCTTGGAGTTGCTCTTGAGCTAATTTGGCGTCAATAACAGAGTGAGCCGCCTCTTTAGACTGCCCGATAATTGATTTATCGCCAAATCGTTTTTTTTGTACCTGCTTTTCTCCCTCGAAAAGACCGTCTAGTGCGCCCGCTATATCCCTTATATCATTTACAGTGTTGATGTTACTTTTGATAAAATCTACAGACTTCTGGACTAAAGCAATGCCTGCCAAACCTGTTGATATGGGGTCCATGTTTCACCTAGTCTCTATAGCCTCCGCCAGCTTTCTTGTAGGCTGAAGCTAACATCTGAGCCTTTCTAGCACTCCACTGGCCCGGCCTTCCCCCTTTGCCGCCAGCCTTGATACGATTAAATTGACGTTTTCTCATCTCAGGCTTTGTATAATTTCCAGCCTCATTTACCTTAGACTTAGATTTCTTTTTTCCCGTACTCCCCCCTCCGCTCATAGCGATGGGCTTCTTAGGGCAACCTATCTTCCTGCCTGCCTTCACTTGTTTCTCCTGCCGTACTTCTTGTGCTTCTGTGATTTAGGTGGCGATTTCTTAGACCCACCCTTCGACCACAGCTCTTTGTTTGCCCAATAAGCCGCAGACATCTTGCCCTTGGCTATGTTCTTTCCGTGCCGTGATTTAAAGCTTTTGCGTGCCGCCGCAGAATAATTGTGACCCATGGAGCTATCGCCATAATGAATGAGCCTTATCTTGTCACCCTCTTTAGCAAGAACCATGCCTTTTTTACCAGCACGATTAGAGCGCCTTGGCTTGTTAAAACCTGCGAACTTCGTCCCTCTGTATTCTATACCCCCGCTTGGAAGGCGCTTAACGCCGGGATATTTAGTGTTAGACATTAGTATAAAGCGCGGGTTTTGCCTTTGATGGCCTTGCCGTCAATAGGACGCTTTCTTGCCCTACCGCCAGCCGCCATCCTTTTGACATCTTGAGCCGCCTTCATGTTGGGGGTCATCATCTGTGCCTTTTTTGCCTTGGCCTCTTCATCGGTTTTCTTGTCACCAATCTTTGCCATCAGCCCAAGTAAGCCCGGTCCACCTTCAGTAAGCTTACCAAAAGCGCCTCGTCCCGTAGCCGCCCCATAAAGAGGAGATATGCTACCCAATATCTCTTTTGCCTTTTTGCCCATCATATCACCTATGAAAGAAACACTGTAACACTAGAACACGCTGTCAAATCCAAGTAGACATCAGTCTCAAACAATATCCCGTTATCTGGGATGTTAACTGAGAATGTACTGCTCGTCCCAAATTCGAGGGTAATCAGGGCAGTCCCTGATGCACCCCCGTCTTTGAGAACAACCTTTGGGCTACCTGAACCCGCAGTCTTTACTTGAATTTGACGTACTCGCGCACGACTAGCAAACACCGTTGCGTCTGCCGTTTTGTTTACTGCAAATACATCACTCGACATGACGACCCCCTAGAATAATGAGTATTCTAGTTCAACAGTAAATCTTCCTGCTGATGCGTCTGCGTTTAGTGCTGTTGTCGCCGCCGCATAAAGGTTTACGCTCGCGATAGGCGCAGAAACATTTGGCTCAAACACATGGAAGTTGCCTGCTGTGTTATTGAAGTTAATATCAACTTCAGTCACAGAACCTGCGGCAGAAACCTGCGGGTCAAAGACTGTCACACCTGCACCAACAATTTCTGTGCCAGAGGACACGGCGGCATTAGTTGCAGTGCCTGAAGTTGCACTAAGCTGTAAACTGCCAACAAGTGTTTGACCACATGCTGTTGTAATACCAATCACTGCTTTGTGAATGAAAAACTTTGTGGGTGTTACTATGCCGTCTGGCGCATCCGTATTCAGAGCGCCAAGCTCTACAAGAACGTCACCGTCTGCGTATGCAGAAGCTGTGTCTGTAGCGGCAAGAGTGCCAACAAATGTTTGGATTTTTCTAGTGCCAAGTGAAATAAGCTGACCAGTAGAATTAACAGAGAAACCTGTCTCTGTAATTGTACCAGTTGTAGCGTTTTTGTTAATAACATTGAATCCGCCTTCAGAACGAACCGGACCCGAAAAAGTAGAATTAGCCATATCTATCTCCTGTCGTGGCTAGTGTCAGTCACACCATGTAACTGTCAGGGATACAAATACAATACCCCATAAAAAAGGGGGCGGCAACAGCCACCCCCCCATAAAGTTACTTGTAACTTTTTATGCTCCCGGCGAAGCGTACATACCAAGTGGGTCAGATACGCCGAAGCTGTAACGCTCGCGAGCTTTGTAGCGAACATTGCCAGTGTCGAAGTCACCGTCCATTTGGGTTGTCATTGGGGTACGCTCAAAATGCTTCAAGCCATTTGGAATATCCGTGGTCAAGAAGAAAGCATCTGTGTCTGTCAAATAGTGATTGACACGGAACCCTTCTGGGATTGACCCGTTATTAACCAAGGCATTGATGTCATTGTCAGCAGTACCTGTACGCATTTCCGACTGAAGTAGACGAGTTGCCACAAACATCAGTGCGGGCGGGACAATCAACTTACGCGGGCGAGCCGCAATAAGAAGGCCACGCTCATCCTTAAAGGCCGCAATATCAATTACTGCCTGTTCGAGAGAAGTCTCGTTAAGGTCTGAGTTTGTTGACGGACGGTTGGAGTTACTGCCTCCAGCCACTGTCGGGTGTGCTGTGTTGAACAGTGTCACACCATCTCCAGATTGGAATGTGTCAAAGCCAGTATTCAGCAACGCCGCCGCTTTGGTCTGCTTGGTATATGCCATAGCGCGAGCCAATGCTTTGGTGTAACGTGCAGACAAGCTGTCATACAGATTGTCTTCTACCGCCTCTTCCGTGATTGAAAAGCCCATTGCCACGGTTTCGTGGTTATAACGGGCGGTGAACGACTCCTGCGCTGAATCGAATGAAATCGAAGAGCCTTCCGGCTTTACCGGAGCGGCTCCGAACCCAGAGAGTTTGACTTCTTCTTCAAAGCTACGCTCTGATGATTCTGTCTCATAAATCTCTGCGTGTTCGTTTTCATACTTTTCATACTCAAGCCCGAACAGAGCATTGAGTCCCGGCAGAAGTTCTTTAAGTAACTGTGGTCTTGCAATAGCCATAACTTAATCTCCTATGCCGAGCCAGTAGCTGAACTATGCTGATGATAGTTAAACTTGCAAACAAGAATAGGGAAAGATGTCCCTTTCTCGTCGCCCTCATGTCCACCCAAGTAATCAATTACACGAATGGGGTTTTGAGCATCTGTGCTGAGTTCACTAATGTCCAAAGCAACCCGCGATACTTTCAAAGAAGTGTTGGGGGCTGTTTGAACCAACAGCGTGTTTTTACCATAAATGTCATTCACATTTGTTGGCGCACCGTCTGCCTGAATAGTAAACAGAACATTCGGGTCATCAACAACATACGCCATAATATCTGAAGCTGTTGTGCTTGCAGGATACAATGTGCTGAATGTTTTTTGGTTTGTGTTTGGGTCTGTATAAGACACACCCATAAAAATACCAACGATGTCAATTTCAGTTGAATCATCGCCAGTACCGGACTGTTTCTCAATCGTTGTAGCCGTACCGCCGTCTACTAGGTGAACAATGTCACCTGCCGCAATATCGGTAGCGTAGCCAGAAGCGATTGGATACTGACGCATAGTCTCAAGCGAACCTGAGTCTAGTCGTCCGATTGGACGCAGTCCAGAAGGTGAAGCAGTTGCTGTCATCTTTTTTCTCCTAATCCAATATTAAACAAAGGCTCCCTCAAACCAAATTAACTAGTAGTGCGCGTTGTTTTCTCTGGACGAAGCACAGGCATACGCGGGTCTGACTCTCTCAGAAAATTATTGTCAACGGCCTCCATTGCCCTCGCATTTTGGTCGTTCATAAAATCTCTGCGTGCTTCGACATTTTCGGTTGCTGTTTTGCAAAGTAACAATCCACCAACCTCTACATTTCCTTCAAACTTGCTATCCACATCGGGCATAACATGCATTTCAGGATGCTCAGATGCAAGAACAGGCTCCCATCCTTCACGAAAACGAGAAGAGACATTTTTGTTGTCTGATGCGCCAAGCGTGCTTGTGCGTATCCAACGGTACTCTACACCAGCCTGTGGGTCTGGGTCGGGTAATGCAGAAGGTCTTTTCCAAGTTGCCTTCCGTGCTGTCTTCTCTCTTGTTTTGTTTGTGCGTGGTTCTCTGTCAGCCATTTCATTGCTCCAATTTTAAAAGTTGCGCCGCATATTGTTCGGGAGTAATCCCTATTCGCTTGGCGAGAGCGACTTGTGTAGAGGTCAGTTGCACCTTGCGTGATTTATTTGCACTCCGCTGTGCGGGGGCTACCACGTTGCCAGCTTGGTTGCGGGGTGCTTCCTCTGTACTACCGCCGCCAAACTTGTCAGGAAACCTTTTAAGCAACTCAGCATCTAATTGCCGATAATACTCTTCAGGTGTCTCCAATGGATTCGTGCCAGATTTAACAAGGTCTTCATGCACTCCAAGTGCAAAACCCGTCATAACACTGTCACGGTTAAACCAAGGGTTCTTCTCTGCCCATTCTATATCCAAACTGGTGGGTTTGTTAATAGGGCGTTCAACTTTTTTCTGAGGCGCTGTTGGCGCAGGAATGTTTTGATACACAGGCTCATATTGATTTGCCTGTATCTGCGCCGCCTGTGCATTGGTCAGATTTATTTGAGCTTCCGTTATTGCGTCTGGGTCGCCGCTCTCAAAGGCATCCTTATATTCCTTTTTGGCTCTCGCCACATCAGCCTCTGCACGGCCTTTGGTTTGCTCCAAAAGAACACCCTCACCTTGCGCCAGCGTATTTCTGAGTTTTTGGTTTTCCTCAAACACTTTTTGGGCAAAGCCCACGGCTTCTTCACGCTCTCGGTCTGCCGATTCCTTGGCGCGACGCTCTTCGTGAAAATCGTATTTTAGTTTTTTAATACGCTTTTGCACACGCTCGGAATAGTCAGCCGCCTCATCATCCCCCTCATCATCGCTAGGGGCAGGCTCTGCTTCAGCGCGGGGCGGTACGCGGTCTTCCATGGGGCGGTCATCTACAACCTCAATCTCCATGTCATCCTCTGACGCGGACACCACCTGTGGCTCTGTGTTAATTTCTACAATATCTTCTTGTGCTGTTTCGCTCATACTCTTTTAACTCCTCTTGGGTCAGCAACAACTGCCTCGACAGTATCGTCATTAATCAAACGGAACTCTTGGTCTTCAATCTTAAACCTTGTGCCAGAATACGAGCGGAATATTACCCAATCTCCTTCTTTGCAATATGGGCCGTTTGGAAACTTATCTTGGTCTTGATAAGCTAAGTCACCCGCCTGTATAACCCAGCCAACAACGGAGGCTGTGCTTTCGGCTTGCTGTAGACTATCAGGAATAAAAACGCCGCCCTCAGTTTTTTCTTCTAAGGTCGGCATAGCGATTAACAATTTATACCCTGTCGGGTGCGGAAATGTCTCAGACTTTTTCAGTCTTTCCAAATCCAAATCTTTTACTTCAGCAGAATACATCTTCTCACCTTGCAACGGGAAAGGCCCGCAGTCCTTGCGAGGATAATCCTCGTAAGTGAAAAGTTATAACAAACTTTTTGATTTTGCAACTACTCGTCTACAAGTTTTTGCGTGAGGTCTAAAATTTCTCTTTCGACAAGAGCCAGAGCTTCGACCTTGCCGCATATAAATTTATACTCTTCAAAGTCTTTTGCACCGCCGCCAGCAAGGTGGTCGGCACACTCGTTCATGTACTCGCGCACCTTCACTCTAATAAGTTCAAGGTATGGGTCAGGACTAGACATTTATGATTTGCACCAACAACAATGTAATGATTGCACCTGCCGAACCAACAAGCACGGCTTCAAGTCTTTTGATTCTGTTGATTGTCTCAAGCCATCTTTCCTCAAAGACTTCCTCAACAACCGTCAAGCGTTTGTCTAAATTACTCACTGTTGGTCGCGTCATCAGCTAAACCCTTTCCAGTCTTTAAACCTTCTTTCAGAAGGTCTGCTCTAATTTTTTTGGTGGCTGTTTTGTTTTTCTCTTCCTCAGATGTCAGCTTCGCACCAATCTCTGCGCCTTTTACCCTGACCTCTGCGGTTTTAATTCTTTCTTGAGACGCAAGTCTTTCTCTCTCACGCTCTTCCTCACTATCAAGTCGCTCGCGTTGCACCTCAACATTTGCCATTTTGGAAAGCTTGTCTAGCTCCAGCTTTTCCATGTCCATAGTAATTCTGTGCTGTAGCTCGTCTTGCTTCATCTTGAGTTCAGCTTGCTGAATTTGGGTTAATGGGTCAGCCTGTTGCGCGGCGGCTTGCTGTTGCTGTACCTCTGCCTGATTCTTGCCAAGCAATGTTTGAGCGGCTTCTTTTGCGACGCGAGACAACTCAAGCTCCACATCCTCTGGAAGCGGTGCGTCCTCATCCGGCATAGCCACGCCAAGCTCTTTCTCAATCTTATTGCGATACAGCATAGCCACATGCTCAGTGATGTGCGCTGTGATGGAGTTCTGTATTGCCTGTGCAAACGGAGACTGCCCAACAAGCTGTTGTATCTTGGGGTCTTGCATAAAGGACATATGCACTTGGATGTGCGCTTCGTGGTCTTGATACTTGAAAACTTTAACTGGCTCTTGTTGCAAGATACGCATGTTTTCAGTAACGGGGTCAGCGGGTGATACCTCATCAGGAAGCTTGATGATTTCTTTTGCATCTGAAATGCCAAGAACCTCAAGCATCTGCCTGTGCAGTTTGCCCATATCATACAACTGTGGAGCCTGTTGTGCTAATTGCAAAGCGGCCTGATACTGCATCACCCTTTGAGACATTGTAGATGCATTTGGGTCTGACACCGGAATTACATCAACTCTGCCGTCAAAATCTTCTGTTCGGTTTGCTTCTTCTTCTGTTTCATAGGAATACTTCGGACCCATAAAGTCGTAAACAATTTTAGCAATAAGTCTTAGCTCTGCCTTTAATGATGCGTGAAGCCTTGCCTGCACACCAGACATAACTTTCATAGAGCGCTCCATAAGAGCCAAGGTCGTGCCGACAGGAGCCTGATTGTTTAAATCACCAACCTGTACATCAGCAACAGACCCTATGCGTCTACCCTCTTCGACAATATTGCCGAGCAGTTGATACAAAACACTTGAAGGTTCTTTGTACGGAATAAATGTTATCGAGTCTTTGATGGCTCCGCCCGGCACATCCACATCACGGAACTCACCCGGCATTAACGGCGAGTCATCACCCTTGATGCGAAGCCCGCGAGCCTTGAGGCCAGCCGGAAGATTCGAGAGCGTCCCCGCGTCGATGAGTTGCCTGAGTATAGAAGTGGCGCTTTTCGCGAGGCCACCGATGAGATGTATGAGTCCGGTTCCATAAAATCCGAGTCCGGGTAGGTATCTGTAGTGGGTGAAGTGTAATCGCTTGGCTTTTTCGGGGTCATTTTCATACCAGTTCTTTCTGATAGACAGGATAGTTCTAGAAGACTTGTCTATCGTTATGACATACGGACAGGCCAAACCATTCGGCTCATTGAACGGGGGTGGCATCAGCATGTCTGTGTGAATCTCCAACAGGGTATGTCTGTCGTCGTCTTCAACTACTGCCGCCTCTCCATCAAGCTCATCATACTTTTCTTGAATGTCTGAATAGTCTGGCTCTGGGTCTGGTAGCTCGACCTCCCTGTAAAATCCATTGTAAATAAGTTCAGCGACCTCGTTGGAGGTTTTCTTCATAACATGTGTATATCGTGGGCATGTAGCCAAATCAGATGCGCCGTAAGAAACAACAAAGTCCTCTGCCGGAACAAACATTGATGCTGGTCGTTTTCTGATTGGGTCGTAATAAGATTTTTTAAATGCCGAACCCGCAAGCGGTAGTCTGAACAACATTTGCTCTAGCTCATCACGATACTCTGTCATCTCTTCCGTCAAGAGATAGTTCATTTCGTTTTCGACACGCTTGGCTTGCTGTAGCTTTTCTATTGTTTGCTTGCCAACAACTTTTGAGCGAACTGGTCCAGACGCAGGAAACAACTCGCCCATAGCCTGCGCCTGAAATCTTACAACTGACTCTGTCAATACTGGATGGAACACACCAGAAGCTCCAGCCCAAGGCTGGCTTCTTTCCTCAATCTTCATTCCGAGAAGGTCAAGACCCTTGACGTAACTTCTTGCCCATTCTTTTCTGGACATTCTATCGCCGTCGAAATCACCGATAAGCTCAGACGCCATTGACTGGAGGTCTGCCTCATCTAAAAACTCTGCTAGGTTTGCGTCATGGCTCGGTCCGATTAGCTCGTCCGTGACTTCTCCTGAAAAATCAATGAGCATCCCGCCGTCGTCAGTTTCAACAGAAACTGCGTCAGGATTTATTATTTCTATTTCAACGTCCTGACCATTCATCACCTCCACATCGGAAGGCTCCATCTTTTTTTCTACAGCCACACGGAACTCCTATATGTTTACATATGGGGCATAAGCGCCAAAATCGCCCTTACCGCCACGCCCCGAATTTACACGCGGCCCAGCGGCTACAGGCGCATTAACTAACGCAGGATTAAATCTTTCTCTGCCCATCGACCTCAAGCCGCTAAACGGACCCCCAAACGCTGACCTTATCTGTAAAGGCTCTCCAAACGCCGCTCTTCTAACGCCAGTAAATCTATTCATAACTTGATTTGGGTTCATTCTTGTTCTCAGATAATTTTCGTATTCAGCGTCACGCTTTGGGTCCACGGGTCCAAATCTATCAGAAGGTTCGCCTATATAACTTAACAATCTTTTTGACCTTTGCTCTGGAGTTTCAACCTCGAAGTCTGCTTGAGGCGGGGGGGTCAAATATGGTCGGAGGGCTTCGGGGATATTATCCATCGGGTTATTAAATCTTTCCAACCTGTTCCGATACGCCGCGTTAAGCCTGTCCATTGTTTGACGGTCATATGGATTTCTGCTGGCGGGCAACATAGTAGGTGCTGGCTCTACGATATTTGCTGGTTGTTGCGCTACTGTAGGCTCTTCTGGCTGGTTATAGTAACTTCTGTTCAGCGCTTCCTGACGAGCTTTTCTTTCAAGCTCCATTTGCTCTGCCCTAATAGTATTAAGCTGGTTGTCACTGCTTATAAAATCTCTACGAGCTTGAAGCCCGCCGCCCTTTCCTGCGGATGGCTGTGGAGGATTCATTGGTGCTGGCCCGCCTGTGTACGGCATAAACGGACCGCTAGTAGGCATCGGCTGTACCCCAGCGGGTGTGCCGTCTGGGTTTGTGGGCATGGGTCCAAGCGAAGTTGCAACAGGACCGGATAATGTCCCTTTAGGTTGAGCAACAGGGCCACCCTTGCCGCCTCTGGGGATTGGCTGAGTGCCAGCCGTGTTCATCATGTTTGTATTTGCGCCCTTGCCCATAATAGAACCTCAATAATAATTTACTGGTCTACGATACACTGGTTCTTCGTCCCAGTCATCCATTGTTGACCTAATCCATCCACCCTGCCGAAACCTTAACAATGCTTGCGTGGTCGAATCAACTAAATCGTCATGGTCACCTGACGGGAAGGAAGCACATTCTTCAACAACTTCTTCTGCCCATCTTGTTGGTGGACACCAGACCACACCACTTGCAAACAAATCGGTAACGGCGTTTACTCTTGCTATCTTATCCTGTCCTCGCGACGGTGTAAACTCCGTGACGGGTATTCCCATAGCACGCAATTCAAATATCAGAGGTGAGCCTGCGGCCTTTGCCTCAATAATCATTTGGTCTGGCTCGAACTCCCAATACTTTTCATAAGCCGCTCGCTTTAAATCTGGAAACTCAAGCTTCTCTTTGAAGGCGTCCAGAAGGATAAGGTTTGGAATTGTTTGTCCATCTTCGTCAGGCCAGTTGAATATCCCCCATGTTGTACATGCAGAATAGTCGGCACGTTGTGTTTTCAAAAAAGCAGTATCCCATGATTGGATGATTGCTTCGCATTGAGGCTCTTGTGGCTGGCTCCATTCTTGCCACCACTCACGTTTGATAAGTGCGCCTTCTTCGGATGTCGGGTTCTGTTGATACTGTGCGTTCCATTTTGATACTGGCAGTTCTGCCTTCAGTGATTCGAGTTCTTCCTGCTTCCAAAAGCCGGGCCACAATGCATTGCCTGATGGAAGAATAGCTGGAAGCTCTATCACTTCCCATTCGCCTGCGCCTTCTTTCTGAATTGAGTTTTTGATTATCTGTCCTGTAAGGTCGCGCTTTGACCAACGTGTCATCACGATGATGATAGCGCCGCCGGGTTGCAGACGTTGTCGTGGGCCGGAAGTATACCATTCGTAAACCTTGTCGTAGACATCTGCGTTGTACTGACCGACTGCCGCCTCTTGTTCGGAGTGGGGGTCATCAATAACGAGAACATCAGCACCCTTACCAGTGACTGCACCGCCGACACCAATAGCGAAGTAGTCACCGCCCTTGTTTGTGTTCCAACGTCCAGCCGCTTTACTGTCGGATGAAAGCTCCACGCCCTTAAAAACTTTTTGATAGTCGTCGTTGCTAATCAGGTTTCTAACTTTACGACCAAAGCCGACAGCAAGTTCTGCCGTGTGTGCTGTTTGGATGATTTTCTTTTCGGGGTATTTACCAAGAAACCATGCGGGGAAAAGATAGGATGCAAATTCTGATTTGGTGTGTCGGGGTGGCATGTTGATGATGAGGCGTTTGAGTTCGCCATTGGCAACACGCTCAAATGCATTAGCCATAATCTTGTGATGTTCGCCTTCGATAAAGGCGGGCCACATTGATTTCACAAAATCTAGAAAGCTTTGCTCTGCCTTCTCTTGCGTTTTCTTCTCATTGAGAAGCTCAAGCTTTTTTAACAGGTCTGCCTTTTCTTCAGGAGGAAGCCTGTTTATTAGATTTTTAATTTTCTGTGGTTGCATCGTCTTCTGTCACTATTGGCATACAGGCTGAAACAAGATTATTTTCTGACGAAGTATAATTATATGTCACGCTTTCACGAGCGCACTCTAAAACACTATCGTAAAACCCTGCGGTTTGTACTTCGATGTTCTGAGGCGGCACAGGACCCGAAACTGCATAAACAACAAAAACCCAAGTGACTTTCATCGCGTTAATATATCCTCATCAAGAAAAACTTGTGCCACATCTAGGAGCCAGCGCATACTTGGCCCCTCAGTCATGTTGCTTGCAACAAATAGCTGACCGTCTTTCGTCCAACCTAAAACAACTGCCTGTGAAAGATTGTCTGTTTGTGCGATGTCTTGGAACATTTCGGAGGCATCGCTAGTGACATCTATCGCGGGTCGTTCAGGAAACTTAATCACGTTTGTCATGTCTACTCCTTTCCCGTGTTGGGCGAGCATGGGAGGGAACACACACTCGCCCGTGACGCATGGGAGGGCTGTCACGTCTAAATCTTATAATTACTATTACTAATAATTAGACTTAGACTAATAAGTATATTATACTAATAAATATATATAATCTAGATATAGATAATACTGAGGTAGGCAGTGCTAAATCTAGTGGGTTCCGTATTTATTGTTTGTAATCTGTCCACTCAAGGTGTGACACACGCATATATGGATGGTCATCCGGCAGTTCTTGTGCGCCGATGTAAATATATTTGCCCCGACAAATCAGAACGAGTGCATCAAATCTACTACGAAGACAAATGCCCGCCTAAAATTAATAAAAATACCAAATCAATCTACTACGGGTAGCACACATGCTCAATCTACTTGCTACAGTCCTAATGACATGCAACCTAGTAAGCCAAAACGTAGTAAACTCCGGCACAAAAACTAATAAACACATGGTGAAGCAGTGTAGATACATTTGCCAAGACAAATCTACTGTAGTGCAAAACACTAATAGGTATGAACATTGCCCCAAAGTTCTCCAAGAAGAGACTACAAGGTACAGAAAAACAAAATAAGCCCCACAGAGCGATTTATAGAAAAATACTATTGGGGGTGCTGGGACTCCTAAACACCTCTCAGCGGCTCTCTGTGTTCGTTTTAAAGCTATTCTAGCTCAGAAATAACAAAGGGGGAGGGGGGTCTATTCAAAACTGTTGGAATTGAGTGAGTAAATCTTTGTACGACTATCGACTGTACACTCGCGACAGTCACGCGGGTGGGGTATGGGTGGGGTCAAAAAGTTAGCTGTAACTATTCGCCCCGCCCCAGCAAGCCCGCAAGCCTGCGCTCTAGTTCCTGCTCCAATTCTGCCGCTGTCTTGTCTGTGTCCTGCTCAATCTCCACCTTGTCAGTGAACAGCCCGACTGTCTTACCTAGTAACTCCAAGGCCCTGACTCTAGCCCCGTCCGTTTCTGCTCCCATGGCTTCGTCTTGTAGCTGTTTCAATACGAACTCTGACCGTCTAGCCGCTCTGGTGCGCTGGTCGGCCTCGATATCGGCCTGTATCGCCTTAATCCTTTGGGCAACCTTGGGGTGTTGGGCAAGCTTACAAGCCTCCTCCCAAATTGTTTTGTCCTTCATGTTTTCTGCCGCATAGCTGGCACGGTATGCGTCGGATAGGATAGAGCCTGCCGCTACCTGTTGTGCAAAGCTTTCTTGTTTAGCTGTAAGCCTGTCAGTGTCCCTCACTACCTTGAGGTAGGGCTTACCCGTATTTGTGTCTTTATCTGTCATAATCTGCCCCGTATTGATTGCGCTACCGCTTGATTGCGGCGGCGACCTAAAAAAAATTTACACCCTTAACTTATTGATTGCAAACAGGAAATAAAGTTACATGCAACAAAATTAAAAAAAATGTTCAATTAGGGCTTGTAATGTTCAAGAATGTGCTTATATTCATATTCATCAGCGGGGGACACACCCCGCCACCACCGCCACGCTAGCGGCAAACAAAGCGCAAAAACAAGGGAGCAACGATAATGGAAGGCTCTGTCTGGCTTGACTGGGGTAAAACTCAAATTAAACCTGCGAGAAATCAAGATGGTAGTCGTGATGCCAGCCAACCTAACCACCCACCCGCTCGGAGGTACACGGTTGATTCCAGTCCAATGTCGGCACACCACATAATTCTCTGAATTGAAACAGTGGGGCTTGTCCCCACCTTTTTTATTCTTATCAGGAGAAACACTATGCTTAAAATTTTGGTAAACGTAAGCGGCGATGACGCGGTAACGGACGCAACTTTCGGCACAGGTTACGGCTTCTACATCCAGCTTGATGTAGATACAGACGGTACGTTTTTACTTGCCTCCCTGAAAAACGAGAGATGCGAAAATTGGATTGGCACTGACTGGCTCATGGAAATCACTTATCCCGTGGTTACATGGGGAGCAGACCAAATTCAGTACGCGGTTGAAAACGTAACCACCGGCCAGATGCTGGAACACGCTTACAAGTATCTGCTCAATGAGCAGGCAAAGGGTAACCTTGATGACCCGCGCTTCAAAGCATAACCTGCGGGGCTTGCCCCGCCTTTTTCAATCAATCAGGAGAATGAAACATGTTTGAAGCAACCACAGCCAATAACCCAAAAAACTGCATCACCATTGACGCAGAGTGTGGGACTTATATCTTAGCTGAACAGCTAAACAACTTTTATTATAGAGTGTCACTTCACTCATATCATAGCGACACGTTTATCGGCGAAAGCTGGATAAAGCCTTACCGCTACACATGCGCTCATGATGGACACACACAGGTTCACCAAGAGTGTAAAGTGGGCGGTAAGGTGGTGGGCTATATCATAGATATAGACGGGCTTGACTTGGCGCGAAAAAGCGCACGTTTTTATGCGAATAAGTCATACTTCAAAAATCAGTTACCTACACCACAACTTGCGGCGGCAGGCTAACTTGTGGGGCGCAAGCCTCACCTTTTTCAACTTTCAATCAGGAGATATATTATGGAAAAAGTAAATCTTAACGTAGACTTAGTCAAATCAGTTGTTTCTTCCGAGAAGGCAATCGCCCGACGCAAGAACAAAAACGCTGACAACACGGCGCAGAACAACACCGCACGGCTTGAAAGCTACGCGGCAATCGCTGTTGAAATTGCTAACCCGAAAAGCTTTCCACGCAACAAGAAAGCTGGCGCGAAAAACTTGTTCGACACCACAGTGTCGGGTGAGATAAAGCGCCAGTTGGAAAATGCTGGGGTGAGCGCTTCACAGGCCAAATACTTCTACCGCCACAGCGTCGATTTGATTAAAGAATTGTCTCTCAATTCCAACGCTACGGTGACACAAGTCACTGAGTTTTTTGAGGCCAATGAAGTTACCAGTGAGGCCAAGCTTAAAGCTTACTTCAATGGTGACGGGTCAAAGTCAGCCTATGACAAGCTTCTTGACAAGGCTGTTGGACGCCTGACCAAAACTGGAAAGGTATCGACAGAGGCCGCTGTTCTCAAATCAGTCGCTGACATTGAGAAGTTTGCCGCTGAGTGCAAGGCACGCCTTGCTGACGCGGAGCGCGAAGCCAAGGCCGCTGAGAAAGCGGCGGCTGACAACGCCGAAGCGAATGACGTATTCGCCAAGGTTACCGCTTAATTGTGGGGGTAGCGCCCCCACCTTTTCTATCAAATCAGGAGGATGAAAATGTTTGTAAGCATATTCACAACGGGTGCGGGCTTGATTGTCAGCCTGCTCACCGTGCTGGCTATTCCAAACAGCGAGCCGCACATCACTACATTTACAGGGCTGGCGGGTATCGCGGCAATGTTCCTAGGATGCGCTGGCATGTACTGGCATGGAAAGGAGTAAAAAACGCCTGCGGGGTTTGCCCCGCCTTTTCACATGCAAATTGTTGCATGTAACTTTTTCAATCAGGAGAAAATTATGAGACTATCAACAGCTACAAATATCATCAAAGCTTCATGCATTGACCAGTGGTCAGCGCATGGTGGGCAATACGTTACCTGTTACCTCGAAGGTTCAGCAGGCGGCGGAAAGACCAGCGCGGTGCGACAGGTTGCGGACGAATTGGGTGCGGTCTTTATCGACCAACGTCTGACAGACCGTGACTTCACTGAGGTGTCTGGATGGCGTATCCCTAACTCAGATAATTCTGCAATGATACACCTGACTCCGCACTGGTTCGACCTTGACCCAGCAAAAAAGTATGTTCTGTTTTTTGACGAGTTGCCACAAGCACCCGTCACCAATCAGAATATCGCCGCTCAGATTATCAACGAGCGGAGCCTTGGCGGTCATGTCCTGCCTGACAATGTCGCAATCGTATGTGCTGGCAATCCAGCCAAAGACAGGTCTGGCACGAACACAATGCCGACACATCTGCGCGACAGGCTCACATGGTTACAGATTGAGAGTGACCTTGAGGATGTCGTTGGGTACTTTGCGGCAAACAATCGTGACCCGCTGGTCATTGGTTACCTACGGGCGCGGCCTGACAATCTACACAAGTTTGACAGGGACGCGAAGGCTTGCCCCAGCCCCAGAAGTTGGGACAAGGTCAGCACATTGCTGGGCTTTGATTTGCCAGAGGGTGCGTTTACACATGCGCTTTTTGGCACGGTTGGTGACGGTGTAGGCGCGGACTTCCTTGCCTACAAGAAACTGACCACAAAAGCCCCAGCTATCAAAGATATTATTGCAGACCCTGAAGGCACTAAACTGCCTGAAGAAAGTGACGTATTGTATGCGCTTTGCGCTGGCATATCCGCCAGCATCAAGCCCGACAATGCGACACCACTATGCACATATCTTGATAGAATACCGCAGAAAGAAATGGTTGCTTTCGTGATGAGGGATGCGCTCAAGCGTGACCCTGACCTCAAGCAGGCCAATGCGGTACGCGAGTGGGCTTTGAATGGCGGAGTTGACTTGCTCAACTAAACCGTGGGGATTCGTCTCCCCACCTTTTTTGTTTCATGTAACTTTTTCAGGAGAATATTATGGACACACAACTAAAAATTGCTAGGTCACGCACCCAAGCTTTGATACGAGCGCCATTCTATGGTGCGGTATTGATGGGCTTGCCAAGCGAGGAAGCCACGGGTCAGACCGACACCATGGCAACCGATGGCAAGAGAGTGATTTACCAAGCTGACTTTGTTGATGGATTGACCGAAGATGAATTGCTTTTCGTCAACTGTCACGAAGCTTTGCACGTTGCTTTCTGCCACCATTTGCGGAGAGGTGAACGCGATGCCAAGGCTTGGAATATCGCGACAGACTACGCTATCAATGGCATACTTATCGAAGCAGATATCGGGTCAATGCCCGATGCTGGATTGCATGACCCGCAATATCGAGGCATGAGTGCGGAACGTATCTATGATTTGCTAATGCAGGAGCAGGATACCAGCGGCACAAGCCAAGAGCCTTGCCCATGGGGTGAGGTTACTGAGCCTACCAATGACGATGGTTCGCCATTGTCTGCGGAACAAGTTGACGCGATGGAAGCTGATATATCTCAACGGATTATCGCGGCGGCGGACAGGGTTCGCGAGGCAGGCAACGAATTGCCCGATGAAATCTCTGACCACATCAGCGAGTTGATGGAGCCAAAGGTAGACTGGTGCGATGTATTGCGGCGGTTTGCAGGCGGTGAACAGCCCGATGGTGTTACCTACCAGCGTGTCAATCGCAAGCATTTCCATACTGGTCGTATGATTATGCCCAGCATTGACCGCATTGGTTGCGGCAATATCGTGGTCGGTATCGACAGTAGCGCATCACTCAGCCAAAACGAGTTGACACAATTTGTCAGCGAGTTGAACGCTGTGACTGAGGAACTCTCGCCAGAGAGCGTGACAGTCATTGTCTGCGACAGAAAGGTGCGCGAGGTGCATCATTTTGGGCAGGGCGAGGTCATTGATGCGCTCGACATCAAAGGCAGAGGCGGCACACGGGTCACCCCAGTCTTTGAGTACATTGATGAACATGGTCTGGATGTAGACAGCTTTATCTACTTCACTGACTTGTACGTCAACGACTTCCCAGCACCGCCCAGCTATCCCACCTTGTGGGTCAGCACAGGCACAGACGATGCGCCATTCGGCGAGGTAGTCAAGCTGAACTAACGTGGGGGGCGCAAGCCCCCTACCTTTTCAGGTGTAACAAAAGTTGCATCTAACTTTTCATACAGGAGAAAACTATGAGAGACATTGATAAGGTTCTCAGCAAGGAATTGCGTGAGGACATTGAACACATCAGGCGGCGTTATCAAATACCGTCTGAGGTGATGAGCAATTTAGCCCGCAAAGGTGTGGGTAATACAAGGTGGTCAGACGATACTGCTATCAAAAATTTTGTTGATGGTATTGACGACACGTTGGGTGACAATGCAACCGATGGCATATTGGTTTACTTGAACAACACCATGGACGTAATCAGAAACGCCCGTGAGAGGGTTCAAGCAGAGAGTACCGTCGGCAGATTTGTCAAGCATGAGCGTGAAACGATGCACGAGTATCGTAAGCGAAACAAACACACCACAAAGGACTGTTTTCACAGCGCCTTCCCACGCTTTGCAAGCCACATCAGCACCAACAACTACTGGTGCGACAGTGTTTTGTTTGCGTTTGGCAAAGAGAATTATCAAAAGCTAACGAGCGATTTGCATGAGAACGAAGGTAGTGCTGTGCAGAAAGCGTATCACTCGTATAATTCTAACGCCAGCAAGGTCACCGATATTGTCGAGGGTTACTGCCAGAGGGCTGATATTCTGCGCGATGATAAGTTGATTGAGACTGGCTATATCGTCAAGGTCGGACTGGACTTTCGTCACAGAAAGCGTAACGACTTAGGTAGTGTGCGTATCCAAGGTAAGGACTACCTTGTTACCCATGCCAAGAAGGTAGACCACCCGTATGTCGATGAGGATGGCCGGACATGCTACGAAGCCCATGTGCTTGGCGTGAGCAAGAAAGAACTCGACTACAAGGTTGGGTATCTTGTTGCCCACATTGGTCACAACTCAGTTACCAAAGCCTTTGGCGAAGGTGACACTGGGGCGAAGTCTGCCAGCCAGTTGCTTGACCGCAGGCTCAAACAGTCTGTTGTAGATACACTGCTGGACAGTTTCTAATGGGTGCAGGCATGGATACATCACAGTACAAACTGCGCGGGGGAAGTCTGGAACTGACTTCCCTTCAGCCCATTACTGAGCGGACAATGCGTAATCGCATAGCCGATATCAGGAAAATCCAACCAGAACTTAATGGGGTAAGCGACGATATGTTGCGCTCCGCTTTGCTCAAAGAGTTGAACGCCGAGATTTGGATTAACAAGCATTATCAGGTCGCGGTATATCGCGGCAAGGAAGCCGATGAGTTGGTGCATATAGATGAACTGAAAGGCAGGTGCATGTGGCTCAGTATCAAGCGGCGTGACAAGAAGCCTGTCAATAACTGGCAGGACTTCCAAACAATCAAGAATGTTTTGGCTGGTGAGGATTGCGATGCAATACAAATTTACCCAGCCGAAAAACACTTGGTAAATACTGCCAATCAATACCACCTTATCTGCTTGCCTGCGGATGCGGAGTTGCCATTCGGTTGGAAAAAAAGAATGGTCAACACCAACAGCGGACTAACCGATGGGGGTGCGAGGCAGGACTACAGTGGCTCTTAATTGAGCCACCTTTTTGTTACATATAACTTTTTAGGAGAGGACTATGACAAGATTAGAACGAATTGTTTTTGGAGCAATGTGCGTTGCAATGGGCTGGCTGTTTTCAGCGGCGGCAATCGAACACTGGATACCATACACAGCAGGCTTGATATTTTTAACGGGCGGCCTGATAATATTAGGCATAGAGTTAGATAGGTGGCTTAATGGATAAAGGTAACTATAGTTATTTTAATACGGCTGTGTCTGAGTATGTTAACTTTTGCAACAAACAAGGGCTATC